GCGAAAGGCGACATGGATGCAGCCTAGCGAAGAGTACGACATCGAGAATATGCCTGAGGAAGTGGAGCCGGAAACTGACGAGCGCGATATGTGGCTCTCCCGTGCGCGGGATGCCTACCGGGTAGCGGAAGACTACTTCACGGCGTCAATCCGCAAGCAGGTGGAGAAGAATATCTCCCTGTTTCAATCGCGCCACCCACAGGGCTCGAAATACTACTCGGACGCTTACAAGTACCGCTCAAAGATCTTTCGGCCCAAGACCCGCTCGACCATTAGACGCCATGAGGCGGCGGCAGCCCTGGCCTACTTTGCAACAAACGACACGGTAAGCGCCCTGCCCGAGAACCCCAACGACGAGCAGGCGCGCATTGCCGCAAAGATCGCTAAAGCGCTGATTAACTACCGCCTCGAATATTCCATTCCCTGGTTTCAGACGGTTATCGGTGCCTATCAGGACGCGATGGTCAATGGCGTGGTGGCCTCCCGGCAGACCTGGAAGTACAAAGAAAAACTGCGCGAGGTTGAAATTGAGGTGGAACCTGGACAGGTCGAAGTGATGGCAACCTCTGAGGTGATCGAGGATAAGCCCGACATTGAGTTGATCCCGCCCGAAAACTTGCGTTTCGATCCTGCAAGTGACTGGCGCGACCCGGTGAAGACCTCGCCATACATCATCGAGCGCATCCCCATGCACTTGTATAAAGTCCGGGAGCGGATGCAGCAGCCCGACCTCAAGACCGGCGAGGCGGCATGGCTCGATGTTGATGACGACGCGCTGACCGGAGCCAACAACTCAGGCCAGAACGACCCGACCCGGCAGACCCGAGAGCACAGCCGGCAGGACAGCAAGGATCAGGATACCCCGATCAGCGATTACACGGTGGTATGGGTGCACAGAAACATTGTCGCCAAGGACGGCGAAGACTGGATCTATTACACCGCCGGCACCGAGCATCTGCTTAGTGACCCCGTGCCGCTGGAAGAGGTTTACCATCACGGCAGGCCGTATGTGCTTGGCACAGCGAACATCGAAACGCACAAGATTTACCCCGCAGGACTGCCCGAAATGGGCGAGGGCCTGCAAACCGAAGCAAACGACATTGCCAACCAGCGCCTGGACAACATCAAACTGGTCCTGAATCGCAGGTACCTGGCCCGCAGGCAAGCCAATGTTGACTGGCGCAGCCTCACACAATCGGTCCCCGGCGGCGTGACGCTCGTTGACGACCCGATGAATGACGTCAAGATCGACGCGCCCCCCGATGTCACCGGCAGCAGCTACCAGGAGCAGGACCGCATCAGCCTGGACTATGACGAGTTGACCGGCTCTTTTTCTCCCGGCAGCGTGCAGACCAACCGCGCACTGAATGAAACCGTGGGCGGGATGTCTCTTCTCTCTCAGGATTCAAACACGGTCACCGAGTATCAGCTTCGCGTCTTTACCGAAACCTGGGTGGAGCCTGTGTTGCGGCAGCTACTCGATCTTGAGCGACACTACGAGACGGACCCGGTGGTCCTGAATATCGCCTCGGCGCAGATGGAGCCGGAGCAGGTCATTGAATTGCTCAACTCCCCCATCAGCGTGCGCGTGGCCGTAGGTTTCGGTGCCACAAGCCCGCATAAGCGCGTTGAAAAGTTGACGATGGGCCTAAATACCATCGGAAATTTCCTGCCGCAGGCCATGCAACAGATCAAGACGGATGAGGTTATTTCTGAAGTCTTCGGAGCTCTGGGCTACCGAGACGGGCAACGCTTCTTCGAGATGGGTGAGGAACAAGACCCGCGCTTAATGCAGATGGCAGAGCAGCTCCGGCAGATGCAGGCCGCGCTCGAATCGAACCAGGCCGAAGCACAGGCCAAGATGCATATCGAGCAGCAGAAGCTTGAGCTTGAGCGCGAGAAGTTCCAGGTCAAGACGCAGATTGACCGGGAACTGAAGATTGCAGAACTGGCGCAGAAAGAAGGGCTTACCATCGCGCAGTTGCAACAGAAGATGGAAGAGATCGACCGTAAGAGCATCCTCGAAGCGCAAAAAATGGCGTCGCAGCGTGACATTGAAGGTGTGAAGGCGATGAATCACCAAAACGAACTGGCGTTCAAGGCCCGAACAGGCAGGCAGGGGATATGAGCGATATCGACCAGGAAACGGTTGAAGTGATTCATTTGGGCGAAGAGGTCACGAAGTTTATGAACTCCGCCCTGGGGAAATACCTTATTAACTACGCAGAGCAGGAAGCAGAGTCGGCGCTGGACAAACTCTCAGTGGCCGATCCGACCGATAGCGCAACCATCATGCGACTGCAAAGTGATATCAACCGCAGTCGTAAATTCAAGGCATGGCTTGAAGAGGCGCTGCAGGCGGCAGAACTTGCCTACCAGCAATACCTCGAAAGCCTCAACTAACGGAGCAAGAGCATGGAAGACGTCACTACCGAAGAAGGCGTGACCGAGCAGGAAGAAGTACAGGAAGAAGAAGTGCAGGAGAAACCCTCCAAGCCTGTATCCCCACGGGACCAGATGATGGAGGAGATCAAGCGCAAGGCACGCGAGCAGCGCGAGCAGGAAGTCGGCAAAGAGCCGGAGGATGAAGGCGAACCGGAAGAGAACTTAAAAGAAGACCCTGAAGAGGACGACGATTACCTGACACTCAAGATCGACGGACAAGAGCAGCGCAAGAAAAGAGATGAAGTTCTCGATGCGGGCATAAAAGCCCTACAAAAAGAACTCGCCGCCGACAAAAGACTGTCCGAAGCCTCAACTCGCAGCAAGGAACTCGAAGAGCGGGCGCGGCAGCTTGAGCAGCGTGAGCAGGCTATCCGTCAGATCGAGGAGCAGGCCCAGCAGTCACGCGCACAGCAGGAAAAAGACCTCGCCCAGAAACTTGAAAAACAGGGCAGCGACGAAGCTAAAGAGGAAGCGCGCAAAATTATTTCCGCCATGTACTCAGGCGACGAGGACGACGCGACGGAAGCCCTAGCAAAGCTCATTGAGGTACAGCAGCGGGCCAATAAGCCGGACGCCCCGCAGGTTGACCCAAACGAGATTGCCGAGCGCACCTACCGCCGAATCCGCGAAGAGGATAAACAGCAGCGTTTTCAGTCTGAACTGATCGAGGCCCGCGACGAGTACGAGCGCGAGTATTCAGACGTCGCCCAGAACCCGGACCTACACGAGTTCGCCAACATCCAAACCGACATCCTTATGCGCCAGCACCCGGAGTGGGGGCCGCGCAAGATTATTACCGAGGCCGCGAAAAAGGCCCGCGCACTGATGCCGCAGCCAAAAGACAACGTGCTTGAGCAGCGCAAAGACATCAAACGCAAACTTGACACCGTGGAAGGGGCGCACGCACGCGACCCCGGACAACCAAAAACCAAACCAAAGACCAAGGCGGAGATCGTGGCAGAGATGAGGGCCAGACGCCAATAAAGGAGAAGAACAATGGCCGGACAACTGTGGGGCACTAACAACTTAGGCGGGTAAACCACCATATGCCCGCGTTAAACCTCACTATATGCTGGAAACTCTTTAAAAGGCACTTACTACCGAGGTGAAAATAGTGTCAAACCAAAAAGACAATCAGCAGGAAATCCCGACAGAAGGTGAAATTGCTTGGCTTGCTGGAATTATTGAGTGCGACGGAACAGTTTCTCTTTCTTGCTACGTAAGAGACGAGAAGCACTCAAAGCCAAAAATCGGTACAGAGATAAAGTTTTACAACACGGATGGCGGAATAGTCATGAAAGTTGTTGACATTCTACAAAGACTTGGGCTTAGCCACTATGTGTCAGAGCGGGCACAAAAGCCTATTGACTTGGCGAATGGCAAGAAGTATGGCGATAAAACAAAGCCGATGATTTCCGTGGCAGTAAAAAACCTGAAAGACGCTTATCTCTTATCGAAGCTAATTCACCCATGGATGTATGGAGAGAAGAGACAACGGGTCTCTCTCATCATTCAGTACCTTGCAAGAAGGCTTGAGAAAATAGAGCTAAGCAACGGTAACAGGCGCACACCTCTTGATAAGGGGGACTGCGAGATCGTTGTTGATTTTTACAAGCGTTTTGTCAAGCGTCCTGGACACAACAGACATCTTGTCGAGGCGATCCTCAACGACTTTACGTGAGGCACCCATTTAGGGTGAAGAGAAAGTCTGCTCTGCATGGAGACATGCAGAGGGTGGCAGAGATGACCACCCCGCCTACAAGACACCGTAGGTCATCAAGTAACAGAAAGATATGTACAGTGACGAGCTGTCCAATACCCTACGCATGGAACTCCAACCGATGGAGCGCTTCCGCCAGCACTGCGACGCGAAAGACGCAACCGACAAGGGTCTCAACGCGGGCGATCAGTTCCATTGGAACGTCTATTCAGATGTGGCAACCCAAGGCACGACCCTGGTGGAGAACCAGGATATGCCCGAGACCAATTTCACCATCACTCAAGGGTCGCTGACCATCACCGAGTTCGGTAACAGCGTGCCCTTTAACTCGAAGCTCGACAACCTCTCCAAGCATCCGGTCGAAGAAGTCATTCGCAAGGTGCTGAAAAACGATGCGACCAAGGCACTTGACCGGGCCGCGTTTGACCAGTTCGACGCAACCAAACTGGTTGTAACCCCGACCTTGGGCACCTCGACCACGGCGGTTGACCTGAACACCGACGGCACCGCCCCTGGCACCAACAACGTGGCTATGGGCAAAGACCACATCAAGGCGATTGTGGACATTATGAAAGAGCGCAACATCCCCGCATTCAGAGGTGGAGACTACATGGCGATTGCCTGGCCGACCACCTATCGCAGCCTGAAAAACGACCTTGAGAGCGTTCATCAGTATGTCGATCAGGGCTGGCGGCAGATCGTCAACGGCGAGATTGGCCGCTACGAGGGCGTACGTTTCGTTGAGCAGACCAACGTCGCTAAGTCCTCATGGACCAACGCCAAGTCGGATTGGGCGTTTTTCTTCGGTGAGGACACCGTGGCGGAAGCCATTGCCATCCCCGAAGAGATCCGTGGCAAGATCCCCACCGACTTCGGGCGATCTAAGGGTATCGCCTGGTACGCGCTGCTCGGCTACGGCCTGGTGCATACCGACGCCGACAACTCTCGCATCGTTAAATGGGGCAGCGTCTCTTAACAATTAACGGGGGAGGCAACCCCTCCCCTGCCTTCCAAGGAGTAACGACAGATGGCATACGATAATCCAACCGTTTTGACCTACACCCTGCCCGCCGTTGATTTCGGCGCCGGCGGGGGAAGCTTCGCTGTCAAGGCCCCTTCCGGCTTTGAGCATGGCCGCATCCTCGATGTCGGCGTGGCAGTCACGGAGACTTTTACCGCGACCACTACTCCAGGCTACGTGCGACTTGGCACCACCACCGACGCGGACGCATACGCTGAACTCAACATGGGCACCGCCGCAGCGACCGACTACTACAACACGCAGGACGACACCGACGCGATCATTTCCGCCGATGTCACCAACACGCAGATAGAGGTTGCCTGTGTCGCCCCGACCGGCGGCACACCTGCCGGAATCGGCACCGTACACATCACTATCGCCTGGTTCTAAAAGGAGCAAAACCATGAAAAACGAAAGCGGCGGAAGCCTCAAAGAAGGCGTGTCCTTCAAGCAGTCCATCGACCAGAAGACCACTCGCGGCGAAGGCCAGGGGCAGCGCCCCAAGTGCGATGGGAAAAAAGTCGGCAAGTTCACCATCAAGTAAACAACAGGGGGAGGTTATGCCTCCCCCGACTTTACGGGAAAATGTCATGCTCGATAAAGACAAGCCTTTTTCGACCGTCCACGGACAGACAATCGCCCGCTACAAGCAAAATGGCGTCTATTACGACATCAATGGCCAGCGTATCGAAAAGGATCAAGATGACGGGCAAAAAGGCGAATACCGCGACCTGGACTGGCGGACGCTGCAAGCCCTTGTCAAAGAGAAGGGCGGCAAGTGGACCAACAAGCAGGATGCGATTGACTATCTGGAGTCACTGTGAATTTTCTCGAACTGTGTCAAGCCACCCGACAGGAACTCGGCATTTCCGGCACCGGCCCGACAAGCGTTGCCGGACAGACCGGGCAGAACCAGATGATTGTCGATTGGGTGCGCGAGGCGGATCTTTTCGTCCAGCGCCTCCATGCCGACTGGAACTTTCTCTGGGACCAGTGGACGCAAGCCCTGACCGTAGGGACGGACACCTACGACGCCCCGACTGACCTTTCTTTCTGGGATCTTGAGTCGTTTGTCATTGATCGCGGCACGGTCGATGCGATGGGACTCTACCCGGACAGCTACAAATCTGAGCGCGACAACATCACACTTCGTGAGCAGGCAACGCCGGTTAAATTCACCATCCTGCCCAACGGCAAGGTGCGCCTCTACCCGCCCCCGGACAAAGCCCACACTCTGTCCGCAGACTACTGGAAAGCGCCGGTTGAGATGAGCGCCAATACGGACGAGTCTGTGATTCCAGAGCAGTACCGGCGCATTGTCATCGTGCGCGCCAAGATGTTTTTTGTCGAAGAAGAACAGGTTTTTGACCAGTATCAGGTTTATGGGGCGGAGTTTGCCACGGTCCTGAACAGCCTTGAGGCACACAGCCTTCCAGGGCAGCAGTTCAGGGCTCAAACTCAGGCCATTCCCACGCGGGTGATT